GTTACAAACAGTCAGTTTCTTGGCATCTGCCGTTCACTGTGGGCGTGGTCATCTCTAGGTGGTGCGAGGTATGTCGGGCTTGGGACAAACCTCAAGTATTACATCGCCCTTGCTGGTGGCGGTTTGTACAACGATGTCACTCCCATCAGGGATACCGTAACGCTGACAAATCCTTTTTCTACAACTAACGGCTCTCCAACGGTAGCAGTGTCCGATGTCGCACATGGTGGTGTTACTGGCGACTTTGTGACGTTCTCCGGCGCTACCGCAGTGGGTGGCTTGACTCTGAACGGCGAGTACCAGATTACGGTTACTACCGTAGACGCCTACACCATTACAGCAAGTTCCAATGCTTCATCCACTGCTGGCCCCGGTGGCGGCACGGTAACTGCGGCCTACCAGATCAATGTTGGTGATGAGATCCAAACGGGCATTTCCGGGTGGGGCGCAGGGCCTTGGGGTGGTGGCGGCTGGGGTGTTGGCTCTTCAAGCACAACGGCGATCAGAGTGTGGAACCACGACAATTTTGGTGAAGACCTGATCTACGGCCCGAAAGATGGGGCGTTGTACTACTGGGATCAGACGGGTGGTTTGACCACCCGAGGCGTGGCGCTGTCTTCTTTGTCTGGTGCATCTGATGTTCCGACAGTTCAGCATCTTGTTCTGGTGTCTGACACTTCCCGTTTTGTGCTGGCGTTTGGATGTAACGACTACGGATCGGCTACTCAAGACACCATGCTCATCCGCTGGTCGGACCAAGAAAGTGCCGTCAACTGGACCCCTGCGGTAACCAACCAAGCGGGCAGTCTGCGCTTGTCTCACGGTTCAAGAATTGAAGCTGCCGGTCAGGTTCGCCAGGAGTTCTTGGTGTGGTCTGACACCGCTCTGTACTCGCTTCAGTACCTCGGCCCCCCGGTGGTGTGGGGCTCTCAGCTTCTGTCTGACAACACTTCAATCGTGAGTGACCGAGCCTGGGCCACTGCTTCCGGTGTTACCTATTGGATGGGTAACGGGAAGTTCTACCGCTATGACGGGCGGGTGGAAACGCTTGTCTGCGATCTGCGGCAGTACGTGTTCAGTGACTTCAACACCAACCAGACAGAACAGGTATTTAGTTCTACCAACGAGCAGTTCAATGAAATTTGGTGGTTCTATTGTTCTGCAAGCTCTACTGTTGTGGACCGTTATGTGATCTACAACTATGTTGAGAAGGTGTGGTACTACGGCATGATGGGCCGCACGGCCTGGATTGACACCAGCGTTGCCAGCGATGTGCCAATGGCCGTGGACTACAACCGGCGCTTGCTTAACCACGAAACCGGAGTGGATGACAACGCAACAACCACAACGCTTCCCATCGAGGCGTACATCACTTCGTCAGAATTTGACATTGACGACGGGCACAATTTTGGGTTTGTGTGGCGTGTTATCCCTGACGTAAATTTTACGGGGTCTACCGCTACCAGCCCGACGATGAACTTGACTCTTCTGCCTTTGCAGAACTCAGGCTCAGGGTATACCCGAGGCATCACGCCGGTTGCGTCTGTGACTTCAGATATGTCAGTGGCGGGTGAGAATTCTTACCCGGTCATCAGGAGTACAACGATTCCTGTGGATCAGTACACGGGCCAAGTCAATATCCGTGTTCGTGGAAGGCAGATGTCTATCAAGGCTGCGTCTGATCAAATTGGCGTGCAGTGGCAGTTGGGTGCGCCCAGAATTGATCTCAAGCCAGACGGACGTAAATCGTGACTATCTGGTCAACCATCATCAAGCGCTTTCGAGCGCCGCCGCTGCCCAAGCCTACGCAGGATTACGACAAAGGGTATTTGGATAACCTCGTCAACATCCTTCGCCTGTACTTCAACCAACTAGACAACCTGCTGGAGCAGATCGTGGCAACTACTGGAAGCGCTGTGCCAGTCTCCATTGGTGGAACGAATGTTGACGCCTTTGGCCGGGTACGTATAAGCGCACCGTACACCATCTTTGACTCTCAAAACCGTTACGCTATTGACAATCAGTTTGACACGAGCACGGCCACTGGAGGGTCAACCACGTACCTGCCCAACGAATCATCGGTGCGGATGGATGTCACCACTTCCAGTGGTTCTGAAGTTGTAAGACAAACTTACAGGTGCATGCCGTATCAGCCGGGTAAGGGGTTGTTGTGTTTGGCTACGTTCGTCATGAACACCGCCAAGACCGGGCTTCGCCAGCGGGTAGGGTACTTTGGAACCCAGAACGGCGTGTTTCTTCAACAGGCAAACAGCACTGTCTCGTTTGTTCTGCGGTCTTACATCACAGGGTCTGTCAGCGATGCGCGGGCGGTCAACCAAGCAGACTGGAACGGCGACAAACTTGATGGAACAGGAGACTCAGGGTTTACCCTAGACCTGACCAAAGCACAAATTTTGTGGATGGATTTTGAGTGGCTCGGCGTAGGTTCGGTTCGTTGCGGGTTCATCATTGACGGGCAGTACATCGTCTGTCATACATTTGAGAACGCAAACGACATCACTTCTGTCTACATGACCACGGCAATTTTGCCGGTCAGGTACGAGATTACAAACACCGCAGCGACCGCAAGCGCTTCGTCCATGAAGCAAATTTGCTCCTCGGTGGTTTCAGAAGGTGGGTACGAGCAGACATCCGTTGAGCACGTTGCCCGCAGGACAACGACCAGAACGTCAATTAGCACGACATTTGTTCCTCTGGTGTCCATCCGGCTGGCTTCCACGGCGCTAAACGCAGTGGTGCTGCCTGCAAAATTTAACGTGATGCCGACCTCGACGGGGGATGACTTTGAAGTCATTCTGGCAAAGAACAGCACGGGGCTGACCTCAGCCTCTTGGGCTGCGGTCTCAAGCGATGCTAACGTAGAACAAGACACTTCCGCCACGGCCATGACGGTGGGCACCATCGTAGATATCCAGTACGTAAAGGCCACAAACCAGTCCAGCGGGACGATCAACCAACCTGCGGCGTACAACTGGGACCTTCAGTTAGGTTCCTCCTTGACGGGGACCAGTGATATCTATACGCTGGGCATCCGGGTGTTGTCAGGCTCTTCCGGTGCGGCCATCGGGTCTTTGACCTTCTACGATTTGACGCAGTGATAGGTTAATACTGGAATCTGAAGCAATGGCACTGACTCACCCTTTACCGCCTCCTACTCCGTTCAACCCCGTAGGGTTTGATTGGTCAAAGGGCTCACAAAACATTGGAGGAACAATTTACGATCCTCGAATGGATCGTGCTTATGTTACTGATGAAGCAGGTAACATTAGATATGACCCCGAAACTGGACAACCTGCTTTGTTAATGACAGGTGACGGGGAATCAGCAACCTATGTAATGCGGCCAACGGGGTATAACAAATACAATGAAGCGGATCGCAAACTTGGTAATTCTTACGAGGTTTATGATCTGTCTGGAAATTTGCTAGGGCGTGAATCTTTTATTAAAGAAGACTTTGGTCATGGCGGTTTTTTTGAGGACTTGTTTGGCCTTGCTGGGGGAATGGCAAAAGAAATGGCACCACTGGCAACCTTTGCTATTGGTGCGGGTCCATTGGCTGGGATGCTTGGAGGTGCGGCGGCTAGTACGCTAGGAATTTCTGGGCTATCTGCGGCGCAGACAGCCGCGCTTGGCTCTGCAATAGCTGGAGGTGCAAACACGGCGCTGCAAGGCGGCGGCATCGGGGATGTATTGAAGTCCGCAGTAATGACTGCGGCTCCATCTTTTGTAATCCCTCAAATTCCAACAACGGGCACACCAGCAGTAGACGCTGCGATCAAAGCAGCTACACAAACCGCCATTCGTGGTGGAGATATCGGTAGTGCTGTTACGGGATCGTTGCTAAATAGCGGTATTGCAGGGGCAACAGGCAACTTGGGGCTTGACCCTAAACTTGTAAATTTTGGTATTCAGGCCGCTCAATCTGGGGGCGACCCAAACAAGATTTTCAACGCCATTACAAAACTTGGTCCGATGTTGGACAAGTCGTCTACTGGTGGATACGGCGGCGCTGAGACTTCTGGCTTCTTTGATGCTGAAGAAGCGCAAGCGGTTCAGGACGACATTGCCAGTCTGTTGGCTAGGTATCCTGAGGCAGCGCCTTCTTTCTTTCCAGAGTTTGACGCACCTCTGTTGACGCAAGAGCTAACAACACCCATTACCGCGCCCGAGCGCACGGCTTTTCTTGAAGCAAACATAGAAGATCCAGTCACGGTAGAAGCGCTGATGCAGCACTATTACCCGGAGATTTACGCTCCTGCTCCGGTAGACAACGAGACGGCAAAGTTCATGCGTCAGCAAGAACTTGCTCAAGCAGGCGAATCTCCGCTGGGCGGCATGGGGCCAGGGGCAAAAGAACTGCCGCTGATAAATCTGTCTGGACCTGCACCCGCACCATCCGCTGCACCCGGCAAAGCCCCTGCTCCCAAGGCACAATCGGGCGTGGACTTGAGCGGTTTGTTTGCGTTTATGGGCATGATGAACCAAGACGAGGACAAGCCTGATCCGTATCAGGTAACGCAGATCAACGCGCAAAGCCCGTTCGGAAGTATTTTTGACCAGCAGCAAGACCTGTTGGGCATGATTGGAAGAGGTTGATATGGACGAATACTTCGACTACAACATCGGGGAGACGTTTGATCCGTCAGACTTCTACACCGTAGACGATCCTGCAAGTTATGGG